TCATAACTGAAATCATCTCGGTGACGAGACTTGATGGTCTCCTTGAACTCCTCGTCAATGTTGAAGTTGACAAAGAAGTCCATCGCAGCCAAATACTTATTTACCAGTTTGTTTATAACTGGCACGTACTGCTTAATGATTTTCGACTTAATCCCGCCATCCTTAAGCAACTGCGCGACAATATCATAATGTTGTGTTTGTTCAGATACCGTTTTTCTTTTTTCGTTGAATGCTTGTAATGCGTTGAGTAATTCTTTCGATTGTGCCTTGAACTCATCACTCATTGCTGGTTTGCTTTCTATTTCAGCAATTTCCTTCTCAAGTTTCGCAATGTAGTTTCGAACCTGCTTGCGAGAAGTATTAATCCGCACAAGGTCTTGTTCAAGAGTCTTGAGTTCTTTTTGTGTTGTTTTGATGGTATTGATTCGGTGTAGAACGGCATCACTCTCTTCCTTTAGTTTTGTTAGACCTTCAGTTAGTTCTGTGATTTTACTGTTACATGTGTGTACTTTTTCGTCTTTGTTATTGATAGCCTGATCGCAGGTTGGACAAGTCGAATTTACAGAATAGAACTCGATGTCTTTCTCGAGTTTCTGAATATTCCCTTCAATCTTGGCTTCAAGTTGATTTAGTTTGTTGAATTTTTTACTGGTTGAATCGTCGTCTGATACTTCGTTGAATAAACTTTCAATTTGCGTTTCTTTGTCAGTCGCTTCGATTTCAAGTGCCGAGAGTGATGCCGTGTTTTCAGTCACTTCTTGTTTCTTTGCATCTACGATTTCTTTTGTATTCTTCTTAAGTTCGTCAAGATGTTTCTTGTGTAGTTCGATTTTATCTTTAGTATTGTCAATTTGAATTTTTAATTGTGCTGCTTCATCTTTGAGTGTGTGTAGTTTGCCTTTGACAATCACATTCATGGCTGAAAAGATCTGGATGTCAAGCAGATCTTCGATAACAGTGCGGCGATCCGCTGCTGATAACTGCATGAATGGAGTGAAGTTGGTTGAACCAAGGATCACAATCTGAGTAAACGACTTATAATTCATCTTGAGAATAAGTTTCTCTAGATGATCCTGATAATCTTTAGATCTTGCGTCTTGATTTAACAGATCACCATCGCAATAGATTTCAAATACGTTTGGTCGAATGCCACGAATAACTTTATATGACTTCTTGCCAATATCAAACTCAACTTCAACGAGGCAATCTTTTTCATTGACAGAATTTACAAGTTGTGGCTTATTGATATTGCGGAATGGTTTACCAAATAATGAGAACGTAATGGCGTCCAGGAATGTTGACTTACCTGCACCATTTTCACCGACGATCAATGTCGTGGCGTTTTCATTTAGAGAGATTTCAGTAAAGACATTTCCAGTGGAAAGGAAATTCTTGTAACGAACTTTTTTAAATAGAATCACGCTGTCTCCATAGACAATGCTTCGTTATATACATCGCGCAGAACAGTCTTTATTTTATCTGATTCTACTGGCAATGTCAAGCCATCAACATACTTATTTAAGATTGTCATTGTATCTTCTGCTTGGTCAATATCAACATCAACATTATCAGTAATTTCAGAAAAGTCTTCAACAACTGATAATTCAAGTGGATTTACTTTTGCGAGTGAATCTAGCAATGTATCAAACAAGAATGAATTGTTTCGTTTTTCAACGACAATCTTGACATACTTACTTGTAAGATGCGAATAGTCTGCGTTGACAAGATCATTATAATACAATTCATCATCATTGTATTGAATCTTGTAAAACATTTGCAGCGGATTCTTTATGAATTCTAATTGGCGGGTTTCAGTATCATAGATGTGAAATCCACGCTCATCATTATAGTCAGCCCAAGTCATTTCACCAGGAGTGCCAACATATACAATACTGCCGCTGTTGCTCTTGTGGTGGAAGTGTCCAGATAAAACTAGATCATACTTCTGCAAGATAGAAGGGTCCATACCTTCGTGGCAGATGTTACCACGATCCATTTCAAATCCTTGCAGTTCGAAATGACCAAAGCAAACATGATTAGTGCTGCGCTTGATAAAGTCTAGAATTTCTAGTTCATTGTCTTTACAGATCCAAGGAATGACATCAATGCCTTGCCATTCTGTTGGTTCATTGTAAACAATAACGTTTGGATAGTCTTTGAGCAGTAACTCTGGCGAATTGACCTCAAGTGTATTCTTGAATGTGATGTCATGATTTCCAAGCAGAGTGTGACACTCTAGATTAAGCCGAGTAATCTCATCAAAAAAATACTTGCGGCAAAGAGCAAGAGACTGAAAAGAAATATACTTCCGACGATCAAATAGATCACCAAGTTGAAAGATGGTCCTAACTCCATGGTCCACCAAATAAGGAAAAAAGTGTTTAGTATAGAACTCACGATAATGATTATGAAAGGCAATGCTATCGCCTCTCATACCAAAATGTGTGTCACCCAATATTGCTATCTTCATCTACAAACTTCTCCAAACCAGCACGCTTGGCTTTCTTTGCTTTGCGAGCATTCTCATAATTTACAATAAACTCAGAGATATTTTCGTACAACTCAAACTGCCTAAAAGTTCCATCTTCATTTTCGTTCAATTCAAACTCATCAAGAATACCAGCAGTCTCAGTAGATTTGTATTTAACATACAATTGTTTCTTTTCTTTCTGAATGCGACGTAAGAATGCATAATATACTATTTGAGTGAAATAGGCAAATGGATTGCTTGATTTTGCTGGGTCAAAATTGTCAACGTACATTACGCAGTTTTCAATTGCATCAGCAACCATTTCATCACGAAAAGTATAGGAAAGAAAGTTTGGTTTGTGCGATAAATTCTCAGCGATCTTCATAAAGCATTCAGCAACGTATCGCGGAATCTGTGGCTTTGGTTGACCCAATCTCTTCGCCTTTCGAATTGCTGTGCGATACTTCGTCATTTCCTTCAGGAAATCTTTGTTATTGATATAGTGATTTTTTGCCATAATTAGTGTACTGGTTTGTCTTTTTTATTTGCCATTGCTTCAAGAATAGAAACAACCTTCTCAACGGTTTCTGGATTGCCTTCCATCTTTTTAGTTTTCTTTTTAATTGGTTCTTTGAAGTTAGATGTATTGTTGTAAAAGAAATCAGCAACGTATTCATATTGCTCAACAAACTCTGCACGAACTGGTGTTGCAAACAGAACCTCGTCATTACTGAAATCAACTTCTTTAATCTCAATCACTGATTGTGGAAGATATTCTTGCATTGCTAAGATTTGACGCCCCTCATCAAATAAAGTTTCGATTTCAATTCGCAATGGCAATTCTACTGTGACATAATCTTGTTTGTACGTTACATATCCAATGATATCATCTGGAATTGAACGAAGGCGAACAAACTTTAATTCACCTCTTGGTTTATATTCTACTGGATCTTCAGACATTAGTTTATCCTTACGTTATTGGTTGTGAAAGGAAATTTTTCTTCACTGTAGATCTTCACTCGTTCCTCATAGTGCTTCAATGTGAAGTTTGTATAAGGACCATAACGTAGATCATCAGCGATATCGTACAACGTGGCTGCTTCTTTATTTTCACCTAGACGCAGTACACGACCGATAGATTGCAATGCTCGAATCTTACTCTTTGTTGGTGAAGAGAATATAATATTATGTAGATTACGAATATTAACGCCTGTTGAGAACGTTCCGTAACTTGCCACAATGATCGCATCGTTTTCTTGTTCAGTGATATGTCTCACTGCTTCACGATCTTCTGCTTCAACCCCACCGTGGATAAAGAATACTTTTCGCCCATTTGCTTTTTCAGTTATCCATTCATATAATAGTTTACCGTGTTTTTCGACATAAGTAAACAATACAAGACTATTGCCTTTGAGATTCAATGCGAGATCAGTGATGAATCGATTGCGCCCTTCGTGTTGAGTCAAGAAGTTCATTTCATCAGGATATGTGAATCCTTTGATTGATTTGCAAACTATTTCTGGATACTTCAGCACAATACACTTAATGCTGAAGTTGGCAAGTTGTTTACGTTCAATGAGTTCTTTTGTGGAAATAACTTTGAACGTTGGTCCAAATAATCCTTCAAGAACTAACTTGTTTACTTTACTGTCATCAAGTGTACCTGTCGTACCAATACGCACATCACAGTTGATGAGTTTAGTCATGATAGAAGTCAGTGACTTGGCTTTGAACGTATGTGCTTCGTCGCCGATGATAAAATCAAACTGTGCAAAATATTTTTTTGGCATGTCATAAATTGACTGCCATGTAGAGATGATCAAATCACTATCAGGGATTTTACTTTCGCCACCATAAATCTTCTGACAATACTTGTCTACATCCCATCCGTTGACAGATGAGTAGTTCTTAAAGTCACTATGCATCTGAGTGACGAGATTAATCGTGGGAACAATCAACAATCCACGCTTCTTACCTGTGTTCAACAGGTGGCGGATCATCATATAGATGATTAGTGATTTTCCTGACGCTGTTGGTGAAATGAGTACAGTTCTCTTCTTCGTAAGTCCGACGCTAGAAGCGAGATACTGATAATCTCTCGGCTCCATCGGAAGTGATAGAGCGTTCGCAAGATTCTTTGTGTCAATCGGGTAGACTTCCTTTTCTTCATCGATATACTCGCAGGTGTAATTGCTGTCCTTGCAAAACTTTTTAATGTACGGAACTAAACCAAGATAGATTTGTCGTGTGTTTAGATTCAAAAGTCGAATCTTTCCGTCCCAGTATTTATTGCGAAAGGCAGGGGAAAATTGATAGCCTGGAGTTGAAAATGTAAAAAACTCTGACATCTCTTGCAAGATGGCAGGTTCAGCAGTCACTTGGACATAGATGTTATTTACTTTTTCAACAACGACGTGTTCTATCATCGAGCACCCTGGATAAACTTCTCCCAGCCCATGTACTCTTTCAACTGCCACGTGCGATTATTCAGTTCCTTCATGACGTTGGTGCAGAAACTTGCTGCTTCTTCGTGATAGGCTTTCTTGCGTTTGAGTTTAGCAAGATCATCGTCACCATCAAGATAGACTTGTATGTCTGATTTAAGAGTAAATCGAAATGGCTCCCAACCAAGTTTATCAAGTTCTTCTTGATCTAACTTGCCATTGTAATACATCCACTTCAAACGCTTGAGTTTGTCAAATTCTAATGCTGCTTTTCTTGCAGCAAGATTATGCAATGACAAGTATTTGTTGTATTTGTTATGAAGTAATGGAATGCGCAGGATTTCTTTTCCAGGCTCAGTTGTATCAACTTCTGAGTCCTTTTCCCATTGCTGCATTAATTCTTCGAGAGGAGGAGTTTCTATTTTCATAGAGCATAGTATATAACATCTTCAATCAAAAGACAAGTTAAAGCAAGAGTTGTCTTATATAAATTGCACCAGTATAATCACTATGTGGTGTTTCGCGGATAGTCTATACTTCTAGTTTCTCAATATCATAGTAAGAGAATCTAAAAGATACGTCGCAAGTTACTGTCGTTTCTGCATTATCAAGAGTATTAAAATTGATAGAACCGACATAGTTTGGGAAAATGTCGCGGAATTTAATTCGGAATCTTGGATTATTTTTGTTTGAATAAATTACAAGAGTTCCGTCAGTATACACTGCAGGTCTTCTATTTGTTGCCAAACTTTGATCAAATCCTGATCTTGTTGTTCGAGCCAAATTCACATATTCTTCAAAATCAGTAGGAAATGTTGCAGAACGAATCCAATCGTGCAACTCAAACCATGGACTTAAATCTTCATTGACAAGAAACTGAGTGTTGAAGGTATCATAAATTGCCTTCTCTCCTGGACGAAACAAATCAATGAATGGTGTAAAGTGTTGCACTTCTGTCAATGAAATGCCAGGAAGGCTTGCTGTCTGACAGAAGTATGTCACATTTGGCAATCGATCAAATGTGATTTGAAATTTATGTGGTTGTAATAGATCAGTGTTTACTGGGTTTCGCGTGAGTGCTGTCATCTAATCTCCTCCATCACTCATTTATTTAGCGAAATAAAAAAGGGGGAGACTTTCGTCTCCCCCCGAGTCACATTACCTTATTATTTTTATAAGTTTGGTAATACTATTACTGGTTGATGTTCAACACTTGGAATCTACGATAGTAGTAGTTTGTGTCGTTTGCGAGAGCACCAAGACCAGCTGCTGTTGCGAATGGGTTTGCTACGAGACCATAACGTGTCTTGAAGCCGACCTTTGGCTGGTATGTTGTTGGATCAACTGCACGTACCATCTGCAATGGAACGTATGGGCAGTAGAACAAGCCAGCGTCATAAGGTGTTGCACCCTTGTAACCAACAACAGCATAATCTGTACCAGCGACAGAATATGGGTCAACAAACACTTTGATGCGTCCGAAGAGCAATCCAGCGAATGTGTTGCCTGTATCGTCAACCATTAGATTTGTGTTGTTTGTTAGAGCAGAGTTATAGTCCAAAAGACCAGTCATTGAAAGAGCTGATGCAACATCGGTTGAAACGATGAGCATGTTGCCCTTGCCGCGACGGGTATC